AAACATTACCCCCGCCCCGAAGGGCGAGGGCTTTGTTTACTAGGCGTTCCAGTCACGGTTTGCCTTGACGAGAATGTAATCTACGTCAAGAGTCTCAATAGCCGCTCCCTTTGCTTCAACACCGACACAAAGGCCAAGGTTGACAGAGGTAGAAGCTGCACCCGCAACGGTCTTTTTCAAGTCACCGTCAATGTACCAACGAGTGTCACCGTTAGGGGCAATCTCAAGTTTGAGGATTTGCCACTCACCGGCAACAGCATCATCGTCCAGGTCTAATGACGTGGAAGCTGTAACAGCAGAGGCAGTGCCCCCGTTGTAAACAGCGTGCCAATCTTCGTCATCAGTGAGTTCCGCTGACAGGAAGAAACCAACAAAGTCCGAAGCAGTGTTCGTAATCGTTGCAGTAGCACCCGTGAGGATGTCCGTTTCGATTGAAAGCGTTTCAGGCGCAATGTCTGAAAAGCCAATGAATACCTCTTTAGTATCGAGGTTTTCCATTTGAACACGAGTTTCAAGAGTAAGGGTTCCACTAAGGGCAACATCAAATGCTGCCTGAGTGCCAACCAACGTAGTGTGGTTGTCTTCGTTAGTCGTGGTGATTCGACCAGCACCGGAAAGAATCCCGGCAATGGTTGGAACACCGGCGTCTGTTTCAGCATTACCCTGACCACCGACACAGAAAGGTCCAAGTGATCGGAGTTCAGCCGTGTTAGCGACAGCATCTTCACCATAAAAGTCGTAGAAAAGTCGGATACGTCCCGGCTCTCCTTGTGCATTAATAGCCATGTTTATTACCTCGTCCCCTTACCGATAAGGCGGGTTTGGGACTAATGATTTACTGTCCTAAGATGTAGGAGCAGTTGCGTCCGATTTGATTTCGTAGAGCCAGTTGCCTGAAGAGCGTTCTCCGTAAGCAAACTCGTCCCTGTGAAGAACCTCAGTAGCACCGCCACCAAGTTTCTCGTTACGAATAGTCTTGACCCAGGGCATTCGAGCCTGAACCAAAATAATCGCACCGTTTGCACCAGATGCAAATACTCCACCTATAGCGTCATCCGCACTGTCAATGCTGATGTTGTCATCAACGTGTGCCTGTGCGTTTGCTATAGGAAGGTTAAACGAGTTCTTGAACACGTCGGCTGTAACGCCGCTGGAGATGTCGTAAGTGCCGACACCCGCTACGAGTTGGTCAAACAGGTCTTTCATCTGGAAGGAGTGAAGCACGAATGCAACAGGCCCGTCCCAAGGCTCACTCGTGTTGCCGCGAATGCGATAAGCAGCGGCTGCAATGTGACCAGCAGTAAGAGTAGTGCCCGCACCACAAAGAGAAGTGGATGCGCCGTCAAGAACAGTTAGGCCGTCCTTGTCTTTCTGTCGTTCAATCGCATGTTGACCAAGTGAGCCAACTTTCGCAAAAACATTCTTCGAGATGTTTCGGGCTGTTCGGTCTGTTACAACCGTGTGAACCGAAATAATACTCGGAGTTACTGAGATTGCGCTGTCAGAGAGTTCCTGTGGGTTATCTTCCTCAGTAGTCTCTGTGATTGTTTGTGCAGTCAACTTGGCAAGGTCAATCTCTCGCCAGTTGTTACCCACGCCTGCTCCAAGCGTTTGCTTGTCAACGACCTGGGTCATTACACCTTTATACTCACGAACCTGTCGAGCCGCACTCACCACCGTTGGTAGGGAATCGCTCAGACTATCCGTGATAGTAATTCCGGTTGCCATTTTTTATTTTTCCCTGAAACTAGCCAAGGTTGATTCCCATTGAACGCATGATCTTGTTCGCACGGGCATGATCGTTAGAATTGCCCTCTGCGTACACCGTGTTCAACCATTGCTGGTCAGTCACAGTGCCACCACGCCCAACGCCACCGTCGAATGTATTAGATTCGCCACCGGCAGGAACTTCTGCTCGCCTGGTTTCCGTTTGTTGTTTTCGTAAATTCTCAGCTTCGCCGAGAACCCTTGCCGCCTCTACCAGCAGAGCGGGGTCTGAATACCCTTGGAGCAATGCTCGTTGCGCTTCAGGAACTCCGTGCTGCCTCATCATCTCGTTAACCGAAGCGTTCTTAGAAGTTGTTTCAGCAGCTTGGTTCGCGTGCTGAAGCTGCTGTTCGAGAACCTGTGACCTTTGTTCAGCCTGATACGAAGCCTTGGCTGCATTGGCCTGCTGTGTCGCTAGCCTTTTAGCTGCCGCATCATCGTAGCCTTCTGAAACCAACTGGGCTTCCAGTGATTGTGCATAGCCACGAACTTCCGCATCCAGTACCTGATCTGCGTAAGTCGTTTGAAGTTGCGCCACTTGCTCTCGCAAGCCTTGCACTTCAGATTCTCTTTCAGCATCACGCTGCCTGATGGTTGACTCCCGCTTCGACCACTCTTCCTGGGTTCTCATTCTCCCAGATTCAGCGGTTTGTTCGGGTAGTTCCCCAGTGTCAGCCGATACTTCTACTTCGGTTGTCTCTGAGGTTTCTTGGGTTACGGGTGTACTATCGTCGGAGATTGCTTCGTCGCCAGGACTCTCAACTTCTTCCGTCGCTACTGTGTCCGTTCCTGCTTCTTCCGTTACTTCATCTTTCACTTCGTCCCAATTATCTGGAACAACAGGTTCGTCCCCTGTAGGGAGGGAATCGTCGATTGCCGGGGAGGATTCATTCTCAGAGGAAGTCTCAACCGTGTTTGGTGTGACCATAAAAGTCCTCGTAAAAATATATGAAGCCTATATAGGCTACCCCTGAAACCTTATTCAGTTGTAAAAGCAATAGTACCGTTTTCTATATTAGGTTGCAATGTCAGGTGATTTCAAAGTTTCTATTCACTTTCACGTAAAGCGATAAAATCTTCCTTTGTCCAACCAAGTTCATGGGCAAGAATACGCACAACGGCGTTAAAGAGTTGTTCATTGTTAGGCATTTTAGCGTTACCTTCATCGTCCAAATCGTATAATTCTGCATTTGGTCGGCGAGCCTCTAAGATAGCATCAATGCCAAGTGGTTCCTGTTTGCGGTCACGCCACTCTTGCAACCGCCCTTGCAGTTCTGGGGACAACGCCGCAATAAATTCGTCAGCAGCAGGTATCCAAGTATCGAAGTTCAACTTGTGCTGGACTTCCCTGCCTCGTGGGGATGTGACCTTTTCAGTGTGAGCATCAAGGAGTTCGTACCACTTATTGAGCATCCGGTCGAACTCGTTCTTTGGCTCATCCCCAACATATCCTGTGAGTTCGTGATCGTGTCGGTATTGGTCGAGTTGGGTTGAGAGCGTGCCTTTTACTTCCCCGATATTACGAGCAAACGTGTTGAGGACACTCCACGCATTGGGGTTGTCTCTGCCGCCATCTTTTCCCTTGGTGCCATCAGGTCCACCCTTGGAAAGGGCAGTTATCATTTCCACCAGGAAGTCGGAAGAACGGTCGAATGCGACTTGCTCAAGGTCAGAACGCTCAACCCTGTAACCAGCAAACTTGTCGCCATCATCAGCACGACCCTCGTCTAGCAATAACAACTGGTCGCCCCACTCAGGGTCTTTCTCTAAATGGTATCGTTCCAGTTGGTCGAGTTCATCAAGGGGCTTATTGTGTTTCTCCCATGCAGCATTCTGAAGATTCTGGAACCTGCCCTCCTCGAATGCCCTCATACCGAAAAAGTCAGCAACGCCACGAACGGCTCTGCCACGAAGAGTGCCAGGCTCCATTACTGCGGACTGTAACCATAAGAAAATCGCACGACCGCCCATATTTTTAGCAAGCCCAATCATGCCTTCTTTGAAGGGCGTTGACTTGCCTCCACCAACGGGTTGACCGGGACGAGTCACTCGACCCACAACATCACGACCCATAATAAAGTCTGTGGCTCCACTAAGTGGAATAGACCCTTGACTACGTGCCCACCTAATAAGAGGATTCGTTTGCAAGTTGCCATCAAGGAATGATTCAGGGGATTTCATTATCTTAGATAATATCCGTATATCTTGTAACTCTTTCCCGCCCGGACCAACCATTTGCCCGTGTACCTCGGCCAACATATATGTCGAGCCGCCGGGGATTAAGGTTTCTTCAAGTTCGTGGCTTATCTGAGCGTCTGACTTGCCATCTGCTTTACCTCGCCCTATGACAAGACCGTAAAACGCCAGTGCTGTACCAGCAAATAGTCCTGCTAGCGCATCTCGTGCCAGCGTGCCACGCAATCCACCTTCGATAATCTGAGAACTAAGTGCGCCAGAAGCCCGTCTTAACCGTGGGGCTAATAAGGCCATGCCCTCGTTGTATCGACGAGAAGGCGATGAGCCTAAACGTGCTGATGAAGAAACTCCCCGAATGTTGTTTATAAAATCCTCAACGTCCTGAAGGCGCTGGGAGTTTATCGTCCCGTCGGCATTCTTTGCAAGCGGCTTCAGTGCTTTGAACAAGTAAATACCAGAAGCATTCATGGCGGCTGACAACGCCTCGTTTGCCGCAACAATAATCCGTACAGGAACCCTTGCAGGGAACGCTGCATATCGTTTGAACCTCGGAAGTTCCCCAAGAATGTCATCTACACGCCTCAGACCCTTAAAGCCTTCACCTAGTTCTGGCAATTCTTCACTGGCAAACAGCATTAGAGTTCGAGCATCTCGCAGTTCTTCTGCGTTTTGGGATATTACGTGCTGGCTGAAGGCAGATGATTTCTTTGGAGACATCAACGCTCTGCTAAATTGCCTGGCAAACGCTGTTGAAGATCGGGCTGTCGTACCGAACGGCATCTTCAGTCCTGTTGCCGCCGTAACTGGTAACGCATCCCACCCCAGCAGTCTCAGGTAGTGAATAAGGAATATCGACGCATCACCGGCAAGTGATAGTGACATGCCGACATTAGCGACCAACTTTGCCGAGGTTGCTACAAATCCGGTCGGGGCTTGGCGAAGGAAGACTTCAAGGGCTTTCTCAGCATCACGAATCATGGCTCTCGCTTCAGCATCTCCACCGACGTACTTCTGGAACAACCGTTCCTGCGCCCTAACGTAATCTTGCTTTCCCGGTGGGCGTTCTTCCATCTTGTAATTAGTTTTTGCCCACTCAATCCACTCGTTTTCAGCATTAGATCGCATGGCTTGCTTAACCTTCAAGCGAACCGTTTCGTCGTATGGCATGAGAACAAACCCGTCTGCAACAAGGTCTTCTATCTCTGCAACAACCCTAGCCTTTTCAGAAGATGTCTTAGTGCCAAGCCCAACGTGCCTATTTGGTGCAGGTACTGTTTTTATTACTTCTCCAGTTTGAGGGTCTACCCTTGCCCAAATACGACGGGCAGAGAAGAACTCTTTAGTCTCGTCAACAAATCCAACATCTCGACTACCATGCACTCGGATGAACTCGGATGCCTCTTTATCTACACGGGTCAAACGGTTTAGGTATTCAGCCTGTGCAGGTGTTGCCTTGCTACGAAGGACTGGTAGTGATGCCACTTCATTCAGTGCCCGACCAGCAAATGTACCTTCTGTAAACACTCCCATATCGTCTATTGGACTTCCAAACACTTCTGCCCGTGTTCCAAGTTCGTCAAAATGGGACGTAACTCTGAGGGCCTTGTTTGTAGCCTCATCAAGCAAGTTTGCATATACGATTACAGATCGTTGACCAGGAGTCTTTGCTGCCAGACTTGGGTCAAAGCCGGTAAGCACTCTCCCCACCCCAGTTTTCCGTAACTGTTCACCAATCATGCGGGACACGTTTGGGTTGAAAGTTATATCCATTTGAGTCTGAAATTTTTGAACCGGCTCGAATAAACTACCGCTAACACCACCCGTAGACGGAGGCTCAACAATCACCCTGTTCGGAGGAATCCCACCAGTCACATCAGAAGGCAGGTCAACAGCCCTGACAACAGGCGCAGCGGCACCCACATCCAAGTCACCAGCCGGTCTACCAGTACCCACGTCATCTATGATCGCCTGCTGCTCTGGTGTTACATCTGGGGCTACACTATCCAACTCTTCTCGTAGCGCTTTTAAGTCTTGCCGTAAGCGTGTTCGTTCCTTCCTTAATGCTGTGATGTTTCGTGGCTGTCCCTGACGAGTTTGAGATCGAGAAGTTCCATAAAAACCGCCCCTAATAGACGCAATTTCTTCTGGCTCTACATCCAGGTTTCTCCACCAGTCTCTATCGTATGGATTAATTGTTTCACCGGCTGCTCTTCTTGCCTCAACGAAATTCAAAATAGTCTCGTCAGTCACCCCCGACAACTCTGGTGGACGATAAATTTTAGGCTCTAAACCTCGTTCTTGAATCTGTATATTTAACTCGTCGAGTTCGCTTGTTACGTCATCAATTTCTCTGCTAATTTCATCAACAGTGCGAGCGGGAGCCGCTTTTGGAGCCAGTCCTCTTTGACGTGCAATCTCGGCCTGTTCAGCGATTGAAAGAACTCGACCAGTGGCAGGGTCTGTCACAGGAAGATCAGCAGCAACGTCAGCCTGCCTAGCTGGAGTGGTTGGTGCTTGTATGATACCTACTTCAACAGGTTCGCCTATTTGGGCAGGGATACGGAAATCTTGTCTACCTGTTGGAAATTCGTCATCAATTATCAACCGTGCGGGGTTTACCTTTACTTCTACGATTTCGTTACCAAAAGTTAAAGCGGCATCTCTATCAGTCGTTAAGAAAACCCCGTTTTCTTCACCAATTAAAGTCCCAGACTCACGGATTGAACGACCGCCTTCTGGTGTTGTACCGTGGAACAACGTAACTGTACCGTCTTGGTTGCGTGGTAGTAACTCAGTGCCTACGCCCTGTACTCCCCCAGCCCCCCTAGCAGCAACGTCAGCTTGCCTAGCAGCAGCGGGTGGTAGTTGTCCAGCATCTATTGTTGCGGTATCTACCAACTCGCGTTTAGTAATATCGTCTACACGAGATACAAGATGTTCTTTGATTACTGCGTTTATACGAATATTCCGAGAGTAAATCTCCTGAAGTTCGCCTACCTGCCCGCCCATGTGTTGCAACATGCCTTCAACTTGGTCAAGCGTCAGATGCTCAATGTTTTCTGTACTGCCAGCCAAGAAATCAATCGTCATTCTCTGGGCGGTATTTTCGTCCACAACACCTAATAATTTCTGGGTAAGTTCTTTTTGGTCGGCATTGACCAGCCTCAGTTCTGTTTCAAATAACTCTTTCCGCTGAAAATCAGGGACTTGTGCGGTTAGTTCGTCAATCTGCTTAAACGCTTCGTCGGGCGATATTAACCCCGGCATTTCAGTCAACCGCTCAAACTCATTCCGTACACTTTGTAATTCAGTGTCAGAAAGTGAGCGAAGTCCTCCCCCACCCCCCCTAGGAGGAACAATAGGCTCGTCCGCAAATCTTGGTACGCCGGGTATACCGCCGGGCATACGTTCAGCTTGCCTTAGAGCCTCGCGCCCTGTTGCCCTTGCGGTTTCTTCTACTTTACGGGTAACAGGTGCAAACTCTTCTACAAGACTCTGACCGCCTTCCTGCAATACTTGACCGACAGTTCTTCTAGCTGGCTTCTCTAAGGTTGGCAAGTAAGGAACTAACTGTCGAAGTTCTTTAGCAATTTTAGTTCCAGGCCCAACTGCAACTATGTTCGTAGGATCTAGGGTCGCGCCTACAACATCCAATGCGCTGAGATGAAAGGCAGGACTTCTTCCTTCGGCTACAAAAGGAAGATGCACAGGAAGTTGAGTCGCTTCCTCTCGCCATTTAGGATCGCTTAAAGCCCTTGCTCCTTCACTGCCAAGAATATTAAAACGCCGTCCTGCTTTTTCTGTAAATCCACCAGCCCTGTCTATTTCTCTCTGGGCTTCTTTTGCAGCTTCGTACTCTTTCAAATACGGAAATTGCTCTTTTACCTCATCTCCAACCCCAAACAATTCTGCCTGTAACAAAGCCTCGTCAAGTACCTGAGCCTGTGCAAATCTTTCCAGCCCGGAAAGTCCTTTTAGTATCCGTTCTCCCGCAGGTGCATGAGCGCGCCCTATTCCCCGTATAGCCTGCCCTAGAGGGTTGTAATTAAAGAAAGCCCCCGAAAGAGATGTTGGGTCTGGTCGCTGGACATCTACAGCCTGTGTAGGCTGCGCTGTCTGAGGTTGCCTGAATCCATCCTGCTCAAAGCCACGGAACGATTGCGGTGCTGCTTGTGGCTGCGTCGCATTGAACTCTTGCTCGCTTTGAGCGATGAACTCGGTGAACTTCTGCGGAGCGGTGGGATCGTCACGCTTCAGGCGATATGCGTTCCCTGTTAGATTACGGGCAACGCTGTCGATCTGGTCAAAAAAGTCGTTCCCAGGAAAAGGAGGCTGTGTCATTCAGTTCTCCTACTGGTTGAATAAGAACCTAGCCGGTGATGCGAAGCGGGAAATACCTGTTCCCATTTGAGAAACAGGGGCACGTCTGGCACGCCTGCCAAGATTGAAGTCACTGTTTAGAAAATCTGTAAACGACTGCGGTGCTTGCCCCTGCTGGATTCTTTGACCTAAATTACCAAAGAACTCGTTTTCAGCCTGATTTTGCAGGTTGGAAAAAAACGGTCGGTTGAATGAAGTTACCTGACGTTGTTGTGGTTGCTGGGCGAACTGGTTCAGAAACGTCTGAAAGCCAATACGCCGACCTTCAGCGGTATCCGAAAGAACATCAAAGATGTTAATAGGGCTAACCATTTACCCAAAAATCCTTGTATTCAGGAAATCTGCGAACGTGCCTCTCGTGGGTCGATCTTGTGCCAGATATGACTCAGACAATGCTCCCGCTGACGGCAAGAACCTGGAAAGAGAGCCATACCGTCGCCGTGCAGCATCAAGAGCAACGTTCGCAAGAGTTTGCCCCTGTCCGGTAGTGGCTGGATTCAAAATACCTCCAGCAAGATCAGACGGGAGTACATCCGTTGCCGGTGATGTATACCCTCGCGCTTGGTCCAGCAAGTTTTTGGCAGCTTCGGCTCCAGCCCGCCCAAACAACGGGTTCGTCCAATCGCCTAATCGATCATCGACAGATACTCCACCTTGTCTATCAGAAAGGAACCTCTCTAATGTCGGGTAAGCAGTTTCTTCTGTCAGGGCAGAAGCAGGGTTAAATGCTTCTTGCGTAAGGAACCTGTCTTCTATTGCACGCTGACGATCTCGTGCAATTTGCCCCATTAATCCACCGCCGCCTTCGAGATTGATACCACGCCCTCTCATTCCTGCTCTAAAGCCGGGACCAAACTCAAAGGATTCACGAGTTAGCGCTTCCGGTTCTTTCTCTGGCCCCCAAGTAGAAAAATCGTCAGCACCACCGCCACCTGCAGGAGGAGGAGGAGCGCCACCGCCAGGTTCCCCTAAAGGACTTGCCATAACTTTCGCACCACCACCGCCCTCAAAGAAATTAGTCTGTGCGAGGGAACCGCCCCCAGTAGCCCTGACAGGAGCGCCACCTCCACCAGCGTACACAATGCTTCCATCACCCAATACTTCTTCGATCATTAGCGACCCGGCAGACTCTTTTGCATCATTGTCTTTAGCAGGAGTGTCGCGTAGCCAACCTTGGCTGACAGAGGTGCCTTCCGATCTAGCTAATCTCATGGCTTTTGCGTGAGCGTTAGCGTAAGTGGGTCCTTTTATAAAAACTTGACCGAAAGGATGTATAACAAAAGCAAAAATCATGGCGTAATCTCTTTTATATGTTCGGTTCTAACCCTGCCGCTTCAGCAGTGTTCCTTGGCGCTGTAGTGTTATATCCCGCATCAGGAGAGGGCGCAGCACTGACTCCCATTGTGCCAGCCTGCGCCAGCAATCTTGGGTCTGCACTTACTGTAGCAGGATTTGCCATATCCTGTACACCCGCCCCACCGCCGGGTTGAGCAGCCCCGTTCATACCGGCTGCTGCTGCCATCGGGTTCGCATTAACAGCCTGTTCAAACTGGTATTGCATTGCCGCTTCTTCCATTGCCTCACGTTCGATTTCCCTCTGGATATCCATTTCAAGAAGCTGGATAACCTCTTCAGGTTCCCCTGAAAGACGGGCTGCGTGCCACTGTGTAAGCAACTCGTATTTCGCGCTTGACGCACGTATTCTAGCCCCTGACATACGCCGTTTTTCAAGGTCGTAATCCTGAACTTTAGCGATTTTAGTGGCTGCATATTGCTTCGACACGAGTGCTGTGCCGGTACTTGGATCGACCTGCGATGCGACCTGTGCGGCCTGCCAGAGCGCAAAATCGTCCTGTGGCTGTGTCTGCCTTAGTTCTACAGATAACAGGTTATGTCCCTTGATATCGTCGGGGGCGATAACCTTGTTGAACGGCTGGTCTGTGTGGGTCTTGCCCCGTACCTCGATATCCTTGTATCGTCCGGTTTCGTACTGTCTGCCGAGGTTGTCGAGAATGCCTGCAAGCATGGATTCCACTGCTTTAAGGAAGGGGGCAACTACTTCGTTATCTGCCTGTGACAGGATTTGAAGTGCCGCACCGGATACAGGGGATGTAAGTCTTCCAAGTGCAGGATCAGACAGACCGGCATTTGACTCGTCGAGCCTCAACTCGCCTTCTAGCTGTCCCGCATCTGACGTCAGTTGCGAAATGGGGAGAAGCCCTATGTCCTCGTCGTTATCCGTGGACAGTCCAAGTTCAGCACCGGAGGCAAATGCGTCCTGATCCAGTTCCTTGGTGCCGTCCCTTGACTTGACGATCAGGGTGCCCTGCACGGCTCTTGCCGTAAGTGCCATTCGGTACGATGCAAGCCGGTTTACCTGTGGAATGACGTGTCGGAGCGCAGCAAAGATGCTGTCACCGACGTCTTCTATGCCGGGGATTTCGCGAATGCCGTCGATAGTATCTTTCAGGCTGTAGTTCATTACGCCGGGGTTGTTGCCGATCAGCCGAATCACGATAGGGAAATTAACGGCAAAGGTGTCGGTCGGCTTCTTTGCGTACTGCCCGTCGATAATGACGCAGTTCATGCGTTTGCCGTCTTCGGTCCAGTAATAGTCCACTACACGGGCGAGTTCGTCATCATCGTCTTCGGGGTGCTGGACATTGTTTTCTATCCCGAACTTGAATTTCGGGTATTCGTCACGGATATCCTGTTTTGCACGCTGGGTTATGATCGCTGCCCATAGCGGTTCCCCACGGCCTTTTTCGTAAACGAGGTTTCGCGGGTCAACCGGCACGATATCCGGTACTGTCTCTCCCTGTGCGTCTTTAATAAGTACCGCACGGGTGCCGATCCATCCTCCACGAACGACTGCGTTCCATGCGCTTTCGCCCTGCACTGTGGAGTTCATGCCGCCTGACTGCAATCGTTCGTCTGCCATTTCGAGGACGCCGACACACCATCTTTCGTAGGCGTTGTTCTTATCTCGGAACTCTTCGTTGTCGGCATCGTCAAGCACTCGGATAATGCGTTCTGCGTATCCGACTCCGTTGGACACTTTGCGTGCAAGGACTTTCGCGAAGTTGGTGGTAACGGCATCTTTTATCGTGATGCCCTCGGTGGGCATTGGGACGAACGGGGTATTCTTCCAGCCCCATTCGTAGTCAGAATCCATGAATGCGGTGCGTTTCTCGAAGACCTGTTCCTTGCGGTCTACCTTGTTGAGGATACGCTCTATTGCAACCTGGTCTCTCTTTGATGCCATTACCTGCTATTTCCCATTCGCCGTATGCGTTCTTCTCGTGTAATAACCTTGATTTTTTTAGACTGGTTGTATGCTTCTTTACGCATCTGCCATGCCAGTCCTACTGCCATCGGGTAGTCATCATGCGTGCCGACCATGCCTTCAATCCGACCGTCCTTGTCAGGGTTCCTGATGACGGACGTGAACTGGTTAAGCCCCGCCTTGCTTGGGATTATAACCAACCTGTCCCTGACTGCCTCTATCAATTCCCCCCATAAAACGGTACGAGTTCGCCCATCTGTCCTCCACCCGATCTTGCCTGACAGCTTTCCCTGGGGGTTTCTTCGTTCGTAAAGTCTTGGATACTTGAGTTCCTGCGCCTTCTTGAGGGTCAGTTCTCCCCAGTCGTTATCCTCGATGGCCCAGATAGGGTTGTTGTAATCGTTGAGCAGGTTGACAGATTCCATTGCGAAATGCTCAGGTGCCATCGTGTTCGAGTAGACGTCGGCAACAACGTATCCTGTCTCGACGTCAATAATAGCAGTAACGGAATAATCGGCTCCGACTCCGTGCGAGGTATCGCTGCCTGCTGCGTATTTTTTCGCGACAACAGGCTTCTGGTACACGTTAATCACGTTATTGCGTATTTCGACCGGCTTTTTCGTGTCGAGGTGCATCGACTCAATGGCGTCAACATCGAACGCAGCCATGACCCTTGACGGTCGCAGTGCCTCTTCCACGGAGGTCGGATGTTCCTGTTCCATGTAGAG